AACTGTATATGATCTTCTGGATATTTCTCTGAGATATATTGATAAACGTATCTGTCATTGCCATATATTTTAAAGTTTTCAACTTCATCATACTTCTTATAGAACTCACGACAATCTCTGACAAAGCCAGGTTGAATTGGTTCAACAGAATCACCTTCTAAAGTTTTGTATTTTGTTTTTCTTTTGGATGGAACAAACAAAGTTGGTTTCCATTCTTCTCGATGTGTGATATGTTTTCCATTCTCATATCCACGAATCAAAAACTGATTACCTATGAGTTGAATGTTGGTATAAAATTTCACGAAGTAGCTTTAGAATACTGTTCAAAAATCATAGGACTAGGAGTGACAAGAGTTACAATCTTATCAGAATTAATCATAACCTCATTTTGTTCAGTATAGTCTTGCATCCATTTATGTAAAGCACCACCTTCAATTTTGTAAGGTTTTGTTAATTTACAATTAGGGTCTCCAAACTCTGCAGCAATCTCTTCAATCTCTGACACTACTATCTCTTGACTAGACAATAACAGGACTTTGATTACCTTTGTTTCTTCCATCGATTTTCTCCTGATAAAGTTTTTTTAAATTTTCTATTGGTTCAACAATTGTGATTACCCAATCTGCTGAACAAGGTATGTTCTTCTCAGCAGAGAGAGGAATCCAAGGATAGAATACAATATTTATTTTTGATGAATATTGATTCGTAGTGCCTTCACTTAAAACAGTTGGTTCCTCTGGTTCATACATTTTCACAATCAGAGGGTCATGAAAATAATATCCAATAACATCTTGTTCATCAGATTTAATCTCTTTAACGTCGGCAATGATGTCCTCACCTGACTTGAGCATTACTAATTTAACAGACATTTTAATAATATTTAAAAATTGCGAACATTATTGTTGGGGCAATTGTATAAAAATAATCTGCCCACTCACAACAACCTTTCCCAAGATACTTGTCATAATACAATTCTTTAACTGCTGGAATAATAAGAGCAATAATCATTCCAACTATTCCAAAATAAAGTATAAGAATAAAAGAGAGAATTGATCCCCAAAAGAAATGCAATAATTTATCTTTTTGAATGTTTGAAAGTTTTTTTAGCATTAGTTACTCATTCTTTGATGTACTCTACCCATGATCTTCATCTTACCTTTCTTATCAGGGTCTTGTCCTGTTGCTTTTTTATACTTCTCTGTCTCTTGTCCTTTCATTATATTTCTTAATTTAGTTTCACCTTTTCTTACTACACTCATTCTCTCTGCCCTAGTCATACCAGATGCCTTTGCAGGTTTATAATTTGGATCTACTTTTGCTTTTGCTTTCTTTGCTAGTAACTCATCAGCAGTTTTAGGTTTAGCACCTGCCTTTGCTGCTCTTCTTTCTCTTGCTGCTTTTCTCTGTGCTTCTCTTGGGTCTAATCTTGCACTACCTCTTTCTTTTGTTGGTTGTTGTTCTCTACCTGCTGGTGATCTCTTTACATTACTTTGTCCTATATCTTTTCTATCCTTATATGTCTTTGCAGGTGCCATCTTACCACCACCTACTGCTTTCATTCTCCTCTTCTCTGCATCAGTTTGCTTTCTCTTTGGTGCTATTCTTCCACCCTCTCCAGTTTTCTTTATTTGTGAACGCCCCATTACATCCTTATCATAAACTGCCTCACATAGAGACATAAATTCTAAGAATGACTTTTTCATTGGAAGTTTAATTTCTTTCATTTATTATTTATTTCTACCAAACATCAGGCAAGTTCAAATCCTCTACATATACTTTTAACTTTTCATTAGGATGAACATCTAATGTTTTTGACCAGTTAATGTTAAAGGGATTAAAATCCTCTTGAACATCCAACTCTAAAGTAACTCTGTACTTAGATTTGAGTTGGTCTTGAGCGTAACTAATTGACATGAGAAAACCCTGAGAGATTACCTTTTACCAGTATAAAGAAAATAATCCAAGTTGTCAAGAGATCCAATCAATAAAGTGACCATTGTAACATAATCATAACACTATATATGGTATCTCTGTACTACACTTGTAATAATTTATTTCTCAGGTCTAAAATTCTCTAAGTAAAATACTTTTGAATTAATTTGTTCTACATTTTTGTACTCTGGGTGTTCCTGTGCAAATGAATAATTTGTGTCCTCAATTAATTTATTTGTCAGTTTGCATAAAGCATCTAAAGTATCAGCATTAAATTCATCTAGCATTGTTCCTTCTCCAAATACTCTCTCCTTTACATAATCCAATGCTGCTAGATATGAATCTGTATTCTCTTCAAAGTTCTTTAGATACTTGACACTATCATCAGGGGAAAAGAAATCTGGTATTGGCATAAAACTGAATAATTTATTCTTTATTTTAGAATAAATTTTACTGAACGTCAAGAGGTCTGTATCTCTGTGACTTGTATGCACCATAACTTAATTCATCAGGGTTAGTGTCATCTTGTTTACTAACTCTTTTCCTGATAAACTCTAACTCATGCCAGTTGTTCTCATAACAACATAAGCATACATGAATCCTTTTATGCAAAAATGTTGATAGATCACATTGTGGTCTAGGTTTTGTTGCAATCTCAATGGTTATGTAATTAGATGTTGCCACCCATTTATCTTTAATTCTCTTTGCATTATCATCTGGTTTACCTTTATAGTAAACCCAACCCTCATGTACCATGCCAAGTTCTGTTGTCCAACGAACATAGTCATTTACTTGAGGATCATACATTTTTTTGTTGCATCAACTGAATTAAGTTTTTTAGATTTGTTATTTCTTTGTTTTTTTGATTTACCTTCTCTTCTAAATCTCTGACATGCTTTTGAAGAGATGGAACCAAACTAAAGTTATCTGACATCGCTTTCTAAGTTAAGAATGAGGAGACAACCTTTGATTCTGCATTGCCTTCCACCTTATATTTATCTGATTTGGATATGTTACCCCTTAATTTTCCATAGTATTCTAAGAAATTATCTTGATCTTCTGCAACAATTAGATCAAAACATTCTTCTTCTGTGCCTGCAATTACATTCCAGATTCCACCATATTCAGACTGAGGAAATGGTACAAAATGATCAACAATGTACAAGAATTTCATTTTCTCCTGTGTTTTTCTATTATAGTGACAGTATAGAGTATCAGGAATCTTTTGTCAATTCAGCAGTTGAAAATAATATTCTACTCCAATGCTTATGTTTCTCATCTAGGTCAGATATTTTATCTCCTAGACTTAATTGCTTTTCTATTAGTTCTATCTTTGCAATTGTTAATTCCTCAGAATAAAACTTAATTGGTTGTTTTCCATGTAAATTATCGCCACTCATAAATCATCCTCCTTTACTAATTTGACTAGTGAATTATCTCCATTTCTTTTATCATTTCTAGTTTCTGGAACTCTTCCTGTAGGTTGTAATAGATTTTATAAGATTCAGTTGTAACATAGTACCCAATAATCTTATTGCCATCACAAGAGTATCCATATCCTTTCACTTTTTCCCTTTTACCATCAATCATCATTGTCTTAGAACCATCTAAGTATGATTGATATTTTTGATCCAAAGGAATCATTGCTACCTCCAATAAGAACAATATCTTGATATTATAACATTATCTATAAAAAATTGACTATTCTTAATGTTGTCTTTAGAGTTCCTCAATATAACTTAATCAAATATGCCATCTAATGAGTCTAAATCACTACCATTTCTCCTTCTTTTGCTTAATAATTGTTCATCTACACCTTCACCAACCTTTCCCAGTTGTTCATCTAATTTCTTCTCTTCCTTTAATGCTTTGACTATCTCATCATAATTCATTTGATGACCTCCCAGTTCTTATCAAACTCTTTATTCAATTCAAAAGAATACTTATCTGTAATAGAGGAAAGATAATAGGTATGCACATCCTCTTTGGTTACTCTACATGAGTGCAATCTGTTCATATAACAATCAAACTTCTCTTCTGCATCTGTGGATTTAGGTTTCACATAAATGAATTTCTGTTTAGTCAGTGCCATGATAATTTAAAGTAAAGCGAGATACACCTTGATTAAACTAGACAAAGCTAGTTAGGCTTTTCAAGATTTTAAGATGCCTGTATGTTAAGACAGGATAATTTATTAAAGAGAACTTTCTCCATAGTTGCTGCTTCCTCTTCACATTGAGGTAGTCCTTTGACATGTTGATATACATGCCATAGTTCATGAACTAAGGTTGTGAGATAAGTCTTGTAGTCAAGTTTGTTATGGATTTCTATAAGGAAAGTTCTAGGTTTTGATAGACTTCCCTCCACCATACACCACCCAAAGACACCATCACTTTCTAGGTTCTTATAGACCAAAGAAATGTCTAGATGATGTCTAGGTAGATATTGACTCTGAAACCACCTTAAAACCCTCTCAGAGGTGCTTCTATGCTTGTCTCCTATGATACTAGTATAAAGCATGACGAATGATAATTTGGGTCAATCTAACACCCCAGTTCATAGCAACCATGAAACTTGAGATGAATATTAATTTTTCTGTACTAGTCAGTTGCATCACATATGTATGAACTGTCTTTATTCTAACTTATTTTCAGCACCTTGTCCATTTTATAGGACACTTATTT